GTCCGCACTTAAAAACGCTATAAGTGTAGTATCAACAATAATATCTGCAGATTGTGTAATTTCAAATATGAGAATGAATGAAAGCAATCAATAGATATATTATAGTAGATAGAATAAAGACAGAACCTAAAAAGGTTGCTGGTCTTATAATGACGGATGATACAGATGTAGATAACCGTTATATAAAAGCAAAAATAATATCGTGTGGTAATTTAGTTGAAGGATTAAAAGATGGTGACACGATATATTACGATAAACATGCTGGACACGACATTTCATGGAAAGATACTCTTTATAGAGTTATTCGTGATGGTGACGTTGTTCTAGTGGATTAAGCCTAAACCTTAAACCTAACCAAACAAACCTAAAACAAACAAATTATTAATTAAAAAAAACAAATTATGAAAGGAGAAACTTATTTATATTTTTCTGATGAGTTAGCTGGAACAGCTGACGATACTGGTGTTTTTAAAGCTTCAGATTTTCTATCAATGGAAATAGCTAGCGCTGCTACTGTTGCTTTATACTTTAAAGGAGCGGAATTATACAATACAAGCACGGCAGATATTACACTAGCTTTACCGACTTTGGCGGCAGGAGCAGGTACAACTAAATTTAAAGAGGCTTGTAAAGTGTTTTCTGGTTGCTTAAACAAAGCTGCTGGAAACATGCTAGTTGTTGCAGATGAATTAAACAGTGTTTATGTAGCACCGTTTCAAGGAGCTGTTATAGTAGACGACGCTAGTTAAATATTAATTTAAAAACATAAAAACATAAAAAAATGGTAAAAACACTATATTTTTCAATTGGTAACGATCCATCGGACGCTGCCGCAGATGCCGTATTGCTTAATGCTGATAATTTTATAGCAATGGGGCCAACAGATACAGGAGCAGGTACTACAACTGTAATGTATTTCTTAGATAAAGACAATACAGAGGCTGCTGAAACAACAGTGACACTAACTCATGATGAGGGTAGGTCGTTTGAAGTTATGCAAGATGTATGTACAGCTATGTCTGGTGAACCAAGAGATGGTTTCATCGTAATAGCTGATGAAGCTGGTGGAGATTTTTGTAGCCCGTATATAACTGAATGTGACTTTTCACTATAACCTAATTATAAACTAAAAAAATAAAAGAAAATGAGAGATAAATATTTATATTTTGGGTTAGATCAAGGTGCTTCAGAAACTATTTCTGGAGTTGATTGTACTGGTGCCCAAGCACTTTCGGCACTAAACACGTCGAACTTTGACAACCCAACGCCTGATGGTGTAAACTTTATAGCTAATGGTGGTATGAAAGTTACTGTATTAGCAGCCTTTGATAGTGATGCAAATGACATGGTATTTGGTTCAGCCTATGGTACTGTTGTTGCTGGCCAAACAGTTGATATTTCTGCAGCTTGTACTTATCATGCTACTACTGGAGTTATAACTATAACAAAAGTAGCTACAGACGCGGTAAATGGATTCACTGGAGATCAAAACACAACTGGTCATAATGACTTTATAATAACGCAACTAAAACCTTATCTTGCTGGTAACGCTTACGTATATAACTCTAAGTATTTAAGAGGTATGCACTATCAAACAGCAACAACAACTGAGTTACATTTTCAAGGTAAAACTGGAGATTTAGGCGCGTTAAATGACGTGGATACGATAACAGTAACTCATGGAAGTCAAAAGCATAAAGAATTTATGCAAGAGTTAACAGATGTCATTGCTGATGATAACAAAGTAAATGGAATGGTTATAGTATGTAATGATATGCCAACGGTTGGTTCAGCTGTATTAACAGCTCAAAATGCTAGTGCTATCGCTAGTGTCGCTCAAACAGCTACTGCTTCGTAGTAGATGAGATTAACCGCGCAAGATTTGCGTGAAATGAATATCCTTAAGTATTACAGGCTCACTAGAAAGTGGGTCTGTAAAACTTACGGGTTAAAAGACGCAGACTTAGAATTATTAATTTATTTAGATTGTAAAGGAAGATTTACACGAAACGATTTTATCAACGGAGTTTATACATATTCGTGGGATAAAGCAAGATGGGAGAGATTAAGAAGTGAAGGTTGGATAGATACTTGGAGGCATCGCAATAGAACAACTATAATGTACTCTGTATTTAAAACCTCATGGAAATGCTCTCAAATGATAAGTAGAATTTACAGAATACTTCTAGGTGAGGAAGATCTTCCTACATCAGAGAGAAGTGTATTTTATAATAATAAATCATATACAGATAAAGTTTATAATAAAGCTATAGATGATATGATAAAAGATAAAGACAGATAATATGCCATACGCTAAAGGAAAAAGAAAAGGTACAAAATCAGGTGGAATGAAAAGAAAATGTAAAGCCGGGTGTAAATGTAAAAAGTGTAAGAAATAATTATGTGGAGTCTATTTAAAGACAAAAACGAAATAAACGAAAAGAATGTAGTAGGGTTTGCGTCTTTTGTAGTAATGTGTTTATTTGCTGTAGCTGATTTATTAACTAGTGTATTAGCAGATAAAGATTTAATTATAAACGAAGTTGTTTACAATTCATTTGTATGGGTAACATTAGGATGTTTTGGTATTAGTTCGTTTGAAAAAGTAAAAAAGAAATAATATGTTAGGAAATTTATTCTCAGGAGGAGCAGCAGAGCTTGTAAAAGGCGTAGGAGGAGTAATAGATAATCTACACACGTCTAAAGAAGAAAAACTTGAGGCGGAAAGAAAGATAAAAGAATTAATGGCTAACTACCAAGTAGAGATGGAGAAAAACATCACTAGCAGGTGGGAGGCAGATTTAAAATCAGATTCATGGCTAAGTAAAAATGTTAGGCCATTAGTTTTGATTTTTTTAATAGTATGTACTATGTTGTTAATATTTATAGACGCAGGTACAATAAAATTTGAAGTTAAATCCTCTTGGGTTGACTTATTACAACTAGTATTAATAACTGTGATCGGCGCTTACTTTGGCGGTAGATCACTAGAAAAAGTAAAAAAATAAAATTATGGGGATAAATTCAACAGAAGTTGCTTATAACTTCGGGCAATTAGGTAGTGGTTTTTGCGATACCGTTGGGGCGTTTACGCCTCCAAGTGGCAAAGTGATTGTTGCTATAACTTTCGTAGGAGAAACTACTTTAGGTGGTTTAGTGGCAGATACAAGTGGCTATGAAGCTGCTGATGGTTCTACAGGCGTAGCGTATTTTAGCCACACAGCAGTTGTTACAGCTAATGGTGGTGGCGCAGATGCTACAGATGCAACTCAAATCTTTCCAGCTGGACTAACTATATATGGAAGATGGACTAGTGTTACTTTAGCCCCAGCTGATCCTGATGGGGGTATAATATGTTACTTTGGTAACTAATGTTAGGAATAGGAAATAGTTTAGCTGCTAAACGCCCAACAACGGGTCAATCTATTGTAAAAGATAATTTAGTCTTACAACACAATTACTCAAGTGGTGAAGTACACCAAGTAAGTACTGGTGCTGCGTATTTTGTTAGGTCTAATACTGACTCAATTCAATTGGGGTTTGGAACTGCTTTAACACCAATGGCTACAGGATTTAGTGCTTGTTTCTGGGCAAAAACTAACGACCTTACTGTTGATCAAATGGCATTAGCTTGTGACAATGGTACTAACCAAAGAATGTACATGGGAATAGAAGATGGTCATTATGCTTTTGGGATTGGAGATTCTACTTGGAGTGCTGAAACAACAAATGCAACAACAGAATGGACCCACGTAACCTTAACTTATACAACGGGTGATGTGGCTCAATTATATCTTAATGGGGTAAAAGATAGAGAAGATACTGATAACGATGCTTCCGCTTTTACTGATGGAACATTTGGAGGCGACTTTAGTGTAGGGCGACATGGAACAAGTACTGATTATTCTTGGGATGGATACATATGCAATATAGGAATATGGACTAGAGCTCTTACCCAAGCACAAATTAAATCTATAATGTGGAAAGATTATGCAGGTCTTACATCTAGTGAAACAACAGGTTTAGTATCATGGTGGAATTTAGATAGTGCGATTACCTCTACGTCTGTTCTTGATAATCATTATGGTGGTGGTAGTGAGTTAGGTAGTGAATTAGTTACTAATGGTAGTTTTACCACTGATAGTGATTGGAGCACAAACCCTAATTGGATTATAGATACTACGGGAGGTGCAACTGCTGTAGCGGATGGAAGTTCAACTCTAGATATTAATCAAGTGATTACATCTCACCCCGTGGCAAATAATGTTTATAAAGTAACTTTTGATGTAACAGCAGTAACAGCGGGAAGTGTTCACTTTAGGTTTGGTGGGGCAACTGGAGCGGATCGGGATTCAGTAGGAACTTACACGGAATATATAACTGCAAGTAGTACAGATAGATTAAGAATTGACTCTCACGGAAGTAATCTATTTACGGGTTCAGTAGACAATGTATCAGTAAAATTAGTTAACGGTAATACAGGAACTTTATCATAATGGCAAGTACAATACAAACAATAGAAACACCGAAACGCGCAAGAGCGTTGGATACCTCTGGTAATAATCACCACGGTCAAATATATTCTGGTAGAGCATTAGAATTTGATGGGGTTACGGATTATTTTCAACATAACGGAGGAACTGGAATAACGGGAACTAGTCTTTTCGCAAATGGAGTTCCTTGGACGTGGGCTTGCTGGATTTATTTTGACTCGGCTTCTACAAGTGAAAATTATTTTGTTGGAAATGATGGACAAACTCAACCTCATATTACGTTTAAAAATAGCAGTGATGACAATATATTGAGATTTAGAGATACTAACGCTGATTACTATACTTTTTCAACCACAAAACTAAATAATAACACTTGGTATAGAATAGTTATAACTACTGACGGTACTTCTATAACGGCGTATGCCAACGGTGTTGTTTATGGAACTATTGCGGCTAATCAGGCTAATGTAGCTGCAGACGATAATTTCGACAATACTCTTATGGAGTTTTCAGGTTGGGGAGCTCCATATGAAAGTGGTGGCACTAGAAATCAACATTTACAAGGCATGATGTCTGATGGTCAAGTTTGGGACGCGACCTGGACGGCAGACGATGTTAGTTACGATTACTTAAATCCAGAATCTTTAGTATTAAGTAATGGTGGAACATCCCTTACAAATTCAAATCTTAAAGTTTGGTACCCAATGCAAGATGGTCATAGAGGTCAGCAATCATATATTTTAGATGCCTCTAATACTGGGCTTGGAGATGATTTAATTACTAATGGTGATTTCGCAACAGCAGGAACACCTACTACATCTAGTTATTCACTTGGTTGGAGACAATCTAGTAGTTCGGATGATGGTACAAACATAACTGGCGGTGAATTAATTTTGACACACACAGCTAGTTCAGATGGTAATTACAGTAGAGCTGAGGCTACCGATGGTAGTGCTGCTTCATTCCTTTTTGTGGTTGGTACAACTTACAAGTTCACTTATACTGTATCAAATGTAGTATCCGGTAGTCCAACTTTAAGTTATTGGGATGGAGATTCATATAATGGAATGGAAGAAACCATTGGTACGCATACTACTTATTTTACCCCAACTTCAGCAGGTAATTTTATAATAAAAAGTTCGGGTGCTAGTAGTGAAATTAGATTAAGTTATGTGTCTCTTGAACCCATAAACGATAAAAACAACGCAACAACTGTATTTTATGGGGATCCTGAATTAAGTACTTATTTAACAACAGAGCAGAAAGCTGATTTAGTTGATAATCTTGATTCAGCTGATGATATTATGGTGTTTGCAGACGCCGTTACAGATGGTTGTGATGGTGATTTAGGAAGTGAAGTTATATCAGTGGCAACAGAAGCAGGTTTTACAGCAGCAACTAATTGGGACGCGGGAGATGGTACTTGGGTAGTTGACGGTTCTAATTCCAATACAGCAGTAAGAACCGCTACAGATATTACAACTGTCTCTACTTTAACTTTAGGATCTGGTGGTACTGGTTCTGCCACCGCGAATAGATGGTATGTAATAAAATATGATATAACTGCTATGAGCCAGTATGATGGTGCTGAAGCCGCTGCTAGTTTTCAGGTGACTTTCGGTGGTGACGCCGCGCAGTCGTCATCAGCGGTTGGTACACACCGTAGATTAGTATATACTACAGATACTAGTAAACCGATATTGACAGCGGGTAAGAATACAACCTGCACGATTGATAATCTTAGCATTAAAGAAGCCCAAGGGTGGGTAACGCGTATGACATCCCTACCTGTCCAAGCAAGTGCTGCTACCGCGGATAACCAATCTATGGATGGTACACATGGATTGGGTTTTGCGAATAATGACACTATTAATGGGGAAATGGTGTTTCCAATAAAAACCACACCTGGTAAAACATATAGAGTAAAAGCAAGATCTTCTGTTGGTACGATAAAAATAGGATTGTCTAATAACATGTCAATTAGCAATGACAAGACTGTAACGTATGGAACATCTTTCTCTGGGACAACTGGTTATTCAAATGAATTACAGTCTAATGGAACCCAAGCTATTTATGTAGCAAATAACGTTACTACTGATGGTGAGATTGTAAGATTTGATGACTTAACAATACAAGAAGTAGGTACCGCATCAGGTTGGACAGACGCAGATCAACAATTACACATTCCGCAAACAGCGTTGCAATCATACAATGAACTTGCTTGGTTTCAAGATAATCGTAGTGTAGATAATCCCCACGCGGTAACAGCACATCATACAGATCTTGATCCTGGAACCACTGATTTTACTGTTAGTTGTTGGGTTTTTCAAGCGGATAAACACGATGATAATTATATGTTTGCAAAAGGTGGAGGTGGTGGAAGTGGATGGCATTTACAAACGCGAGATGATGGCGATATAGTTTTTGCAGTAGAAGATGATGATGGTGGTAATAATGGGACTCGTATTTCGGTAGAAAACACGAATAATGTACTTCCGCTTGGTAAGTGGTTCCATTTAGTTGGTACTTGTGATTATGGCAGTGCTACTGGGCTTAAATTATATTTAAATGGAGAATCAATTGCTACCCCCGTAGATATATCATCACTTAATAATCCAATTAGACATACAGGTACTGGTGTAAAAATGGGATCATGGCTAACTAGTTACGCCGGCGGGGTTATGAATGGTAGTGCTACCGAGTTTAGTTACTTTATAGGCGCTGCTTTTTCAGCTGCAGAAGTTAGAGAGTTGTATAATGATGGAAAAGCATTAGATGCTACAACACATTCTCAGGTTGCTAATCTTAAAGGTTATTGGAGAAACGATGGTTTAAATACGACGTGGAGCGATTTGTCTGGTGAAAATCGCCACGCTACATTTTCAAATGGCGCAGAAACAATGTTAATCCCATCTGACGTAGACGGATCTAGAGATTCCCAAGGATTTATAATGAATAAACAGAGAAATACTAGTAGCTTAAATTCATCTTCAGGATCACCTGATAATGTCCATTTAGTCGCGGGTGACGAAACATATGACGTAGATGGCGGAAATTTTTCTTTTTCTTTTTGGATTAAGTTCAGAAAAGATCTTGACGTGTTTCAAGCTGTGCTTGGAAATATAAATGTTAACGCGTTTTATAGTTTTATCGGTGTTAAAAGCACTTACGTTACTTTGGAAACTCTCACTAACGCAGAGTATATAACAGGACAATTTACCGCTATGACAGATAACAATTGGTATCATTTTACCCTTACAACCGCGGGTGATGGTACTGGTATTTGGTATAAGGATGGTGTTACTACTGGTGTAACTTTAGTTTACGACACGGGATCTGCTATTCAAGATAACGTTACTATTGGGTCTATAGGCGGTCACGATGACAGTTCTACTTATGATTGTAAAAGCGCTATAGACGGGGTTTTAATATATAACCGCACTTTAACAGCAGCAGAGGTATTAAGAAATTATAACGCTACCAAAGGTAGTCACAGAAATTAAAAAATAAAAAATGGCACATTACGAATTATATATATGTTTAACTAAAGCAACTTACGAATCTGCAGTACCAAGTGTGTTACAACCTAAATTAGGATGGAATAATTACACGTATGAAGCAGATGGTATAACAGTAAAAACTACAACAGCCTATACCCCAACGTGGGAAGAAGCTGCTTTTAAAGGTAAATTAGGCGCACCAAGAAAAAGTTTAGACGGTGGACTAATTATAGTAAAGGGAGAGTTTAGCTTAATAACAGGTGAATTATCTGCAATAATAGCTTTAGGTAATAGTTTAGCATATCCAAACAATTCTGTTCTTACAAAGACAGAGGCCGCAACATTAGTAAGTGGTGAATTATTCACCGAGTAAATAACAATTAAATTAAATTAAATTATGGCAACAAGCAAAGTAAAAGGTACAACTAAAAAAATTAAAGAACTAAAAGGTGTTAAACCTGAACAAATAACTGACGAGCAGTTAAAAGAAGTTCAACAACTTATTAACGATATAAACGCTTCACAAATTGAATTAGGGCAGATGGAAGTAAAAAAACATGCTATACTTCATCATGTATCTGTACTACAGGAAGGAGTTGGGGCGCTACGAGATAAGTTTGAAAAAGATTACGGTACATCTGATATTGATATTCAAACTGGAACTATAAACTATCCAAAAGAAAATGGCCAAGCTGATTCGTAAAATATCTGTAGGTAAAGACTACAAGAACGACGCTATGCACTATGCTGTAGGTCAAGAGGTTTATGGTGGTCACACCATCTGCGATATATTAGAAGAAGACGATAAGTATTCTATATACATTAAAAAGAATAAAGATGTATTGCCCTGGAAGGACTTCAACAAAAATATGGCTGTATCTGTAGAGTATAACCTCGAATACTAATGAAAAGCGTTCACAACTTTGTTGTAACGCCAAAGGGAGATAGATATAACAATACTAAAAAGGTTGGGGATTCAGAGTTAATTCTTAATACTGAAATCTTCAATCATCAATACGTAAATAGAGAGGCAACAGTTATATCTATTCCAATAGCGGGACATACAGAAATACAAGCTGGAGATACAGTTGTAGTACACCATAACGTTTTTAGAAGATGGCATAACGTAAAAGGCATAGAAAAAAACAGTAGAAGTTACTTTAACGAATCTACTTATTTTATAAACCACGATCAAATCTTTTTATATAAAAGAGATAAGGAGTGGATAGCTCCAAAGGGTTATTGTTTTGTAAAACCTTTAAAAGCTGTAGATCAATTTAATATTGAATCTGAAAAACCACTACAGGGTATTGTCAAGTATTCAGATGGTACGGTAGAGGTTAATGACTTAGTTGGTTTTAGACCAAGTAGTCAATATGAGTTTATCGTCGATGGCGAGAGACTGTATCGAGTTTTATCTAATTTTATCACAATCAAATATGAATATCAAGGAGACGAAGAAGAATATAATCCTAGCTGGGCAGAAAGCAGTGGACGAGTTGATTAAAGTCGCTAAAGAACCAATTGTAGATTCAGATGACGATATATCAGCGGATAGATTAAAGAATGCTGCAGCTACTAAGAAATTAGCTATATTCGATGCGTTTGAAATACTTAATAGAATCCAAGAAGAAGAAAACCTACTTGAGGGAAAAATACCTGAAGAGGCAGAGAAAAAAACTTTTAAGGGATTCGCTGAAGGAAGATCTAAGTAATGTACGAACAAAGTTTAGTTAAAACAATAGAACCAATTAAAAAAACGACAATTAGTCGTCTTAACAAAGGTAAAAAATGGAAATATGGATATAATAAAGAACACGATATTGTTGTTATCTCAAAAACGGGAAAAATTGGTGAAATACTTGAAATACAAGGTTTGCAGATTGGCTTGCCGTTGGAACCAAAAGGAGTGTACGTGCACCCCAAAAACAAATGGGTAAAACTAGAACAACCTAAAGAACTATCTCGTTTAAAAAATATATTTGATTGGAGGAACTATCCTGAAGAGAAAAAAGATCAGTGGTATGATTATATAGACGAAGAGTTTAAAAGAAGAGAGGAGGGGTTTTGGTTTATGAACGGTGGTAAACCAACTTATATAGTGGGAACTCACTATATGTACTTGCAATGGAGCAAGATAGATGTTGGGGCTCCAGATTTTAGAGAGGCAAATAGATTGTTCTTTATATTCTGGGAAGCTTGTAAAGCAGATAAAAGATGTTATGGTATGTGTTACCTAAAGAACAGAAGATCAGGGTTTTCGTTCATGTCATCTGCAGAAACAGTTAATTTAGCCACTATATCGAGTGATAGTAGATATGGTATACTATCTAAAACAGGTTCAGATGCAAAGAAGATGTTCACAGACAAAGTTGTTCCTATATCTATTAATTACCCATTCTTTTTTAAACCTGTCCAAGATGGTATGGATCGTCCTAAATCCGAGCTTGCTTATAGAGTACCTGCTAGTAAGTTTACAAGGAAGAAAATGTCAGCTACGGATGGTATGGAAGAAATTGAAGGGTTAGACACTACGATAGATTGGAAGAATACAGGTGACAATAGCTATGACGGTGAAAAACTAGCATTATTAGTACATGATGAGAGTGGTAAGTGGGAGAGACCTGATAATATATTAAACAACTGGCGTGTCACAAAGACATGTCTTAGATTAGGTAGTAGAATTATAGGTAAGTGTATGATGGGGTCAACGAGTAATGCGTTGGACAAAGGAGGCGATAACTTTAAAAAACTATATAATGCATCAGATGTCACTAAACGAAATAGAAATGGTCAGACAAAGTCTGGTTTATACTCTTTGTTCATCCCAATGGAATGGAACTACGAAGGATTTATTGACGAGCACGGAATTCCAGTATT